GCGGCCCACCTGGATGAGATGAGCGCGCGCGGCACGAGCGATGAGATCTAGGCCATGAGCATCACCATCATCCAGCACGACCCAGAGGCGCGCGTCACGGTCGGCGGCCCTGCCGACAGCTGCGGAATGCCAGGACTCGTCACTCTGGACGTGACGCCGCCACTGGTGCGGCTCAAGCCGGCCATCGCCCTGCAGGTGGCGGCCAAGCTGGCCAAATTCGCGCACGCGGCGGCCGGCAAAGACCAGGCAAGCGTGGCTACGAGCGAGGCAGCTAGAGCCCTAGGAGCCAGCAGTGCGTCCAAGGCGGGAAAGGCCAGCCAGGCACTGATTACGAAAGAGGAGCGCAGCAGGAGGGCTAAGCTTAGGGCGGAGAATCGGTGGGGAAAGACGCAGAGGAGTTGACTCCGCGGGCGCGCCGGCGCACGCTAGCGATCGCCCTCATGAATTGCGCATATGGACAAAGCGAACGCCCCGCGCGACTGACGCCGGCAACGATTCGCGAGTACAAGGCTAGCCCCGGCGAAGGGAACCTCAAGGCGCGGCGCCCGCTCAACACTCTTGGCCGCCACCGTCTGCACGTGCCAGGGCTAGACCGACATAGCGACGGGTGAGCTGACGGGCCGCTGTGCCTGCCTTGCCGAGTCGCGTGAAATAGTCAGAGACCTGGTGTAGACGGGAACCAGAAGAAGAATCCGGAGAGTGGAGATTTTGCGCGTGCGGCAAGAGCCCACGTATTGGACACAACGAATACTTGACTTTGGACGGCAGTCGGTATCACCCTTTATCGACGTGAAAGAATCAAAAGCAAGTATTGGGCCGGAAACGATTTTGAGAGTGCCACTCGCCGCGCTATCGCCAGACCCTGCCAATGCACGCAAGATGAGCGACGCCGCTCGCGCTGGATTGGGCGTGAGCATGGAGGAGTTCGGCGAGCTGGGCATGGTTTTCAACGACCGCACCGGGCAGTGGGTCAGCGGGCACCAGCGCTATGAGCGGCTTCTTGCTGCTGGCGCGGCCGAGTGCGTGCGCACCGGTGCCGAGGGCTACATCGAGCACCCCAAGACCGGCGCGCGCTTCCGCGTGCGGTTCGTGGACTGGGACGAGACCAAGCAGCGCATGGCCAACCTCGTCGCCAACAACCCGAAGATCAGCGGTGAGTTCACGGAGGACGCGCTGACGCAGCTCAAGGAGCTGGAGGACGAGGCGGGCTTCGAGCTGCTGGCGCTCGACGAGCTGGAGAAGGAACTGGCGGCAGAGTTGGGCGGCGTAGACGGCGCGACTAGCGGCGAAGTGGCTGAGGATCAGTCGGCAGAGCTACGCGAGAACTTCCAGATCGTCGTCACCTGCGTGGACGAAGCCCACCAGTCTACCCTCCTTGACCGCTTCACCGAGCAGGGGCTCAAGTGCCGCGCATTGATCTAGCGCTTACGGCGCCGATCATTCGGTCGGCGAAGGTGCTCCAGTGCGAAGGTATGTTCGACGTGCCGGAGAAGCGGCATTCGAACGTCGAGTTCCACTTCGACGTGCCGCTGGACGCCCAGCCCTGGCAGGTGGGGCTCATCACCGGGCCATCGGGCGGTGGCAAGTCCCAGGTGGCCCGCGCGCTGTTCGGCGACGCTCTCATTGAGGGCTACGACTGGCACGCCGACAAGGCCATCGTAGACGGCTTTGGCGCCATGCCGGTGAAGGACGTTGTCGGGGCGCTGTCGTCGGTAGGTTTCGCGAGCCCACCCGGCTGGCTCAAGCCGTATCGGGTTCTGTCCAACGGCGAGAAGTTTCGCGTGAACCTCGCTCGCGCCATCGTGGACGAGCGTCCTCTTGTGGCGTTCGACGAGTTTTCTTCCGTGGTTGATCGACAGGTGGGACGCATTGGAGCGCACGCGTGCGCCAAGGCCGTGAGATCACGACCGGGCAAGCGCTTTGTCGCCGTGACGTGCCACGAGGACGTGCTCGATTGGTTGCAGCCCGACTGGGTGCTGGAACCTCACATCGGCAAGTTCTCATGGAGGGAGCATCGGCAACGCCCAAGCGTCGAGCTCAAGATCGTTCGATGCACACGTGAGGCGTGGCAATGGTTCGCTCCACATCACTATCTGAGCGGTGACCTGCACAAGGCCTCCCGCTGCTTCGTCGGACTCATCGGCGGGCAGCCGGCGGCGTTCGGTGCCGTCATACACTTCCCCCATCCTAGGACGGACGCGATTTGGCGAATCCATCGCCTCGTGGTGCTGCCTGACTATCAGGGGCTGGGGCTTGGCGCACATTCTTTCCCAGAGGCTCTGGGGGGCGTTGTGCGCGCGATTGGAAAGCGCCTCACGGTAACGACATCGCATCCAGCTTTGATTCGAGCTTGGGCAAAGTCGCCTAATTGGCGTATGCACGCGCCTCCAAAGATTGCGGCGATTCATTCCGGTTCCATCACCGGAATGTATCGCCACTCATCTGGCGCACAGGCGCGCAGAACGGCAGGGTTTGAGTTCGTTGGACCGAAATTGTGCGACGCAGCCGTCGCGAGAAGCATGTGGTCATGATGTTGGCAAAGAACTTGACGCCGCAAAATGGCATGAGATACTTAACGCATGAAGGCTTTGACGGTGAAAGCGCCATGGGCGTGGGCTATCATCCACGCTGGCAAGGACGTCGAAAACCGCACGTGGACGACGTCTTATCGCGGCCCCCTCGCTATCCACGCGTCGGCTGGCTGTGCTCGCAGATACTACGAGTGGGCGAGGGATTGGATGAGCGCGATCGGCGTCGAGTCGCCAGAGCTGGACACGCTGGCGCATGGCTGCGTGATCGGGACGGTGGAGCTGATGGACTGCGTGCGCGCCGCTGCCGGTACCTGGGCGATGGCAGATTCTTGGCACTGGATTCTCAGCGCTCCCAAGCCGTGCCAGCCGCGGTTTGTGCGCGGTTCGCTCGGCCTCTGGACGCTCGACATGTAGAAGGCGCCACACGCGCCAGGGAGGCGCGCAATGGCTGATGACACCCCCACCACGTCCAGCAAGAAAGGCGTTAACCCCAAGAGCCTGGGCAACCTGCGTCCGGCCGTGAAGGGCGAGCCTGGACGCAACCAAACAGGCAACAACGGGCGCACGCGCGCGGAGACCGTCGCAAAGTTTCTCGAAGAGGTCGACGACACGGCCATCGGGAAAGCCATACTTGCGAAAGTCGGCTGCACCGATGGCACACGCATTCGCGGGCTGTTGCACCGGGCGTGGCTGGCCGGCATGGGTAAGAGCGATTTGGCTCGCAAGACGCTTATTGAGCAGTACGCCGGACGTCCTAAGCAGCAGGTAGAGGTTACCGGTGAAGGTGTTTCAGCGCTGAAGGTTATCGCTTTCTTGCCTGACAACGGACACGGTCCCGATGACCCGGAAGATCCAGACGATGGCGAGTCAGGCACATCAGCGACAGCAGAGTGACGATAAGATCGTCATCGGCCCGCAGCCTGGCTTCCAGACGCGGTTCCTTTCGTCGCGCGCAGACATCACGATAGGCGGCGGGGCCGCGTTTTGCGGCAAGAGCTATGCCGAACTCCTTGCGCCTGTGAAGTGGGTTCACCTTCCAGGCTTCCGTTGTACGATGTTTCGTCGCTCGATGGAGGAAATCCGCGACCAGGGAGGTCTGTGGGATGAATCGGTAAAGCTCTACCTGCCCATGAGATTTCATCCGCGCGAGCAAATGTGCGAGTGGCGGTGCCCAACGGGTGCTCAAATCGTAATGGATCACCTCCAATACGACGCAACGGCATATCACAAACAAGGTTCACAAATTGCCCTGCTCACCTTCGACGAGCTTACGCATTTTACTAGCTTTCAGTTCTGGTATCTGTTCGGACGCAATCGCAGCACGTGCGGGATCAAGCCTTACACTCTTGCTAGCTGCAACCCGGACGCTGATTCGTGGGTAGCAGAACTGATCGCGTGGTGGATCAATCAAGAAACTGGCGACCCCATTCCCGAACGCAGCGGCGTGCTTCGTTGGTTCACTCGCGATGGAGACGCCATCCTTTGGGGAAACTCCCGCAGCGAGGTCCTTGCGCAGCTCCACGACGGCAGGGCAAGCGCACGCGACATTCGAAGCATGACGTTCATTCCCGGAAGCATCGACGAAAACGTGATCGGCAACAACATCGATCCAGCATATCGCGGTCGGCTCATGTCCATGACCCGCGTCGAGCGCGCGCGCCTCCTCGACGGCAACTGGAAGGTTCGCAAGTCAGCTGGCTCGTATTTTCGCCGCTCCGACGTGAAGATCCTCGACGTTGCACCGACCAATCTCGCCGCAGTTACACGCCGATGGGACTTAGCCGCAAGCGAGCCAACCGAAGCATACCCAAATCCCGACTACACATGTGGATTGAAACTTGGCCGATATCCAGACGGGCGATTTGTGGTTCTCAACGTCGAACTTGCCAGGCTTCGCGCGAACGAAGTCCGACAGCTTGTCAAGCGACTGGCTGAGCAGGATAGAGACGATTGCTCTATCGGAGTTCCGCAGGACCCAGCGCAAGCAGGAAAGGACCAGGCTGATAGCTACGTCCTCGATCTAGCCGGGTCAGATGTGTACGCCGAAAAGGAAAGCGGAGACAAGGCGACGCGCGCCGAGCCCGTGGCTGCTCAGTGGCAGCACCAAAATATCGACGTAGTCAAAGGTCCGTGGAACGACGTCTTTTTCTCGCAGCTCGAAGCGTTTCCGGATCCTAAGGTGCACGACGATGCGGTTGATGCGTTGTCGGGCGCGTTCAAGCATTTACTGGAAGAGCCTGGCCCCGCCAGCTACTTCCGTCAAAAAAGGTGACCCATGGGTATTTTTAGCTTTCTCAAACGCAAGACGCAAGACGCTACCCCATCCCAGCCAGTAGCAGCAACAGACGGAGACATCGAGCTGCAAAGCTACGGTCCTGGCGGCAAGACGGCTTTCGACGGAATCGTCAATTGGATGACCGGCCAAGGCGGAGCCAATGACCCGGCGACGGCGTCCAAGTGGCTCATGGCCAGCACCGAGAACTGGCTATCGCTGATTAACGTTCACCGGTCGAGCTGGATCGCAAAGAAGATCATCGACAAGAAGCCGACCGACATGCTTCGCGCTGGATGGGATCCAATTTGGGAAGGCAGCGGGGAGAAGAAGGGCGGCAAGCAGACACAGGCCGATCAGCTTCGTCAGTCCGCCATGCGCTTCCAGCTCGACGCGAAGATTCTAGAGGCGATGAAGTGGGCGCGTCTTTTTGGTGGTAGCGTGATCGTGCTCGGCATCAAGGGGCAATTTCTTACTGACCCGCTACCAGTGAAGAACGGTGCCGTCGACTACTCGGGCATCAAGAAGGGGAATCTCGGCTATTTGGAGGTCTACGACCGCTGGCGCGCAGCTCCTGATGGAAGCATCGATTCATCCATGGCTGCGAAAGATGGCAGCGGCAACCCAAACCGCGGGAAGCCCGAGTTTCTAATTTTATCCGCCGATGGCGGCATGACGGGACAGCGCGTGCACTGGTCGCGCTGCATTCGCTTCGACGGAGCATTTCTTCCGTGGTGGCAGTGGGTGGCCAATGCCCGTTGGCACGATAGCGTGTTGCAGGTCTTGCTCGATTTGCTCAAGCAATATGACTCGCTCACAGGAGCGATTTCGTCGCTAGTGCCGAAAGCACGCATGGACATCGTGGGAGCCAAGAACGCGGCACGGGAACTGGCAGACGCTGAAGGTGCGTCGGCTCTAGGTCGTCGGTACGCTGCGAGCACGCGTCTGGCCTCGATGTACAACGTCTGGATCTACGACAAGGACACGGAAGAGTACAAACAGCAGGCGTTCAATTTCGCTGGGCTCGACAAGATTTGGGAAAAGTCTATGAAGGAAGTCGCGGGCGCTACGGGATACCCTGTGAGCGTGCTCTTTGGCGACGAGCCGGCCGGCATGAACGCCACCGGGGACGCCAGCCAGCGCAATTACTACGATGACATTTCGTCCGCGCGCGAGACCGAACTCAAGCCGCAGCACCTGGCGTTACTTGAGTGCATCGCCCGCCACGAGTTCGGGTATCTTCCCGATGGGTTTTCGATTCAGTACAAGCCGCTGTGGCAGGCCAGCGACTTGGAGAAGAGCACGATCAACCTGAACCGCGCGAATGCGGACGCGATCCGAATCAAGGACGGTGTGATCTCGCCGGACCTCGCCGCGCGCCAAGCGAAGGAGGATTCTCTTTACAGCACGATGACCCAGGATGACGTTGACATGGTGGTGGAGCTGAAGGAGGCGGTTGAAGAGGATGATCCGGAGGGCGTTGACCCAATTCCACCCGCGCAGGTGGAGTCTCCACCGGCAGAAGAGCCAGCCCCAGCGACATCCGAAAAGCCCACCTTCGCGTAGCCATTGACATCGGTGCTCGCATGCGCCAACGTGGCATCAACCACGGTGCTTTGTCATTCACGCTCCTCGATGTCCCCACCGCCATGCTATCGAGCACCGTGGTTGATGCTTGCGTGCGCTGCCGTGGGGACTTCGAAGGGCGCGAGTTAGGACGCCATGAAGATATTCGCTTGTCACACTCCATCCCACGCTGACCTACTCGCCGAGCACTTCCTGCCATCGCTCCCCGCCGAGCTGAAGTGCAATCTTGTTCTGCGCGCTTTGCCGCAGGAAGGATCGGGCGAGTTCGACACGGCTGGCTTCCACGCGACGTGCCTGCGCAAGGTCGAATTCATCCTTGAGTCCCTGGCCAAGGAGACTGAGCCGTTCATCTTCAGCGATGTAGATGTGCGGTTCTACGGGCCTGTGGGCGATGACCTGGCCAGGCTACTCGGCGACGCGGACATGGCGTTTCAGTGGGACGGGCCGCGCGGACTGGAATGCAGCGGATTCATGGTGCTGCGTCCGAGCGCCAAGCTGCTCAAGTTCTGGCAAGGCGTGCGCGACTTGATGGTCGAGTGCGTAATTCTTGACCAGGATTCTTTGCACAGGCGATTGGTAGTAGACACCATCAAGCGTGAACAGGATGGAGGAGATATAACGTGGGACATCCTGCCCGAGCGCTACTGGACCTTCGGCAGCAATGACAAGCACTGGACGCCGGGCCAACCCGTCAACCCGCCAGCCGATCTGCTCATGCACCACGCGAACTGGACGGTGGGAGTGGAGAACAAGATAGCGTTGCTTGAAGCGGTGAAGGCGGAAAGGGGAGACGTTCATCTTGCTGGGAGCGGGGCTGACGAGACAAAGGGTGAGCAAGATAGGCCGAGGAGAGCAATGGTTTCCCAGTCCGAACGGACCATGACATACTCGGAAGTCACGCGATTGATGGAGGAACAGCGGCGAAGGTTGACTGTCTCCCATCGGGGACACCCTTTGCCATTGGCGTTGGTACTACAGTTCTTTTCTGGCGACAAGCGACGGGCCATCGAGCTGGCCGCGCTATTGGCAGACATAGAGCCGTCCCGCCGCGACGACGTGGCCTTAGTGTTCGCTCGACAAAGCAACTGCTCCATGGACTCCGAACTTCAGGCCGCGCAGATGTACGTGGGCAAGAAGTTCCAGGTCATAGATATGCAGGTCGACGTTGATGAGTCGAAGAAATATCCTGGCGTTTGTTACGACGCTTGGTCAAATGCGTGCGAAAAGCTCAGTGACTGGTATCACACTGGCGCGTTTGCCTACGGGAACGCCTTCTTTTTCGAGGCGGACGGTTGCCCTCTTCGCCCTACATGGATTGATGACATCAAGCGCGAGCACGTTGAAACGCTGAAGTCAGGTAAACGAGTCACGGGTCCAAGGATGCGTTTCGGCGGGATTGACTCAACTCACCATCCCGCGGGGCATGTGAATGGAAGCTTCGCAATGCACCTGTCATGCTGGGAGGACCACCCGAGCATGCACCGATGTCCGCCAGAGGTCGCATGGGATATTTTCCACGGGACTGTCCTAATGGCGGAAGCAGGCCCAAGCCAAATCATCCGCAATGAGCACGGGATGATGGGATTGACCGAGAATCAATTCCACATCATGGCCAAGGAATCCGCATTCCTCGTGAGCGTGAAGGACGGTACGCCGATGCACTGGGCACGACGGTGGCTGGTGAAACATGGATGACAACGCCTTCCACGCGATGCTGCGCAGGCTAGTCGCTCGCTTCACCCCGGACACCATCATCGACGTGGGCGCGTCCAACGGATCATGGAGCCGCATGGCCCGCGAGGTCTGGCCAGCCGCGAACCTCCTGCTGTTCGAGCCTAACCCGGTCTACGCCGAGGCGCTTGCCGAGATGGAGTGTAGCGGTGCCCACATCGCGCGGGCGCTCGCATGCGCGCAGTCCACCGGCGAGAAGGTGGTCAGGATGAGCTCGGATAAGCCATTCCAAGGTGTCTATGAACCCGGCGACGAGATGCACGCGGCTGGCGCGCCCGAGGTCGTGACGGTGCCGATGTCGACCATTGACGCGGAAGTCGCGCGGCTCGGGCTCCCTGGCCCATACCTCATCAAGCTCGATACGCACGGCCGCGAGCACGACATCCTAGCCGGCGCCCGCGAGGCGCTGAAGCAAGCCTGCGCGCTCGTTATCGAGGTCTACACGTGGAGCCAGGGGACTACAAGCATGCGAATGGCTGACCTGATTCCGAACATCGAGCGCGAGCATGGATTCCTACCAAGCGACCTGTGCGAGCCGCTGCGCCGGCCCTACGATGGGCGCATGGTCCAGTGTGATATGCTGTTCGAGCCGAAGACGGCTGCGGGAATGAACGTGCCTAATCTGTGGTGATGCGCGAGTTGACTGGGCTGGGCATGGTCTAGGTCGTAGACCCCAGAAGGTTCTCCAGCTTGGCCACCTTATCTTCAAGCGCATGGATAGCCTCCCAGTATTGGCCATGTCTGAAATGCATGTCAACTGACTCCTCGGCAACGAACACTTCAACGCCCTTGCGCATAACAGCGCCAAGGAACTTGTCAATGCGCGCCGTTCTCTCGTTTTGTTGTCGTTGGCATTCGTTTTATGTTTTGGCACTCATGGCTACGTATTCCCTTCTCCGCTTCGCTCCGCCCACGCCTTTTCCAGCTGTACCGCCGTCCCTCTATGAATCGGCTGTCCTGCCATTGCGTTGGTGAGGGCGTTGCGGCTCATGCCGATGTGCCCAGCTAAGCAACTGGCTCCGCCCAGCCTATCGGCGCGGGCCTTCAGCCACTGGATGCATTCTTGCGATAGCGTCGTGTTGTTTTTTTGTTTCATGACCAAATGACCATGCTCAAGCCATAGAAACCTAAAGTCAACACTTTATGCCATAAACTTTAACTAGCAACAATCATGCCAACCACCCGCCTGGGCTCTTCCACACGCGGCAAACGTGGCGCACCATTGGCGTGTGCATATCAAGATCGCGCATTTGCTCCATGCCGGCATCACCGGGCCTGGCCATGCCGTCGAGAGGATGCGCAAGCGCAAGGGCCGCACGATGCGCCCAGTGCGTCCCAGTCACAAGAACGAGCTGTGGTATCGGGCCGAGCTGCATCGCCTGGTGAAGCACTTGCGGCAGCGTGTGCAGACCGTCCTGATTCCTGCCCTCAAGTCGCTCTGGCCTCAAGAGACCACCGACAGCGCCATCTTTGCAGTTGACAGCCCGACGGAATCGAGCGCCAAGGCGCAAATCAAAAGCCTGGCGCGTGAGTTCGGCGGCATCGACAAGCTGGCCGGCCGTCTCGCGTTTGGTGCCGCCGCGCGCAGCCGGGACGCCGTTGACGATCGCCTCGCCTCCGCAATTCGCGCATCGGTGAGCGTCGATGTCAAGCCGTTCCTCACGAACAACCCGCGCATCACCTCGGCGACTCACGCGGCGATCAAGGACAACGTTGACCTGATCAAGTCCATCCCCGAGCAGTATTTCGACAAAATCACAAACGCCGTTGAAACCCATTGGGCCGAGGGCATGCGGTGGGAGTCGCTCACCGATCGCATCCAAGAGATTGGCGACATCACGGAAACCCGCGCCGCATTCATTGCGCGCGACCAAACCGCGAAGATGAATTCGAGCTTCAACCAGGTTCGGCAGGTCGACCTTGGCATTGAGCAATACGAGTGGTCAACCAGCGAAGACGAGCGCGTACGAGACAGCCACGCAGAAATCGATGGCGAGGTTTTCAGCTGGGACAACCCGCCCATCGTTGACGACGAGCCGGTCAATCCCGGAATGGCGTGCGGTTGCCGTTGTGCCGCGCTGCCCCATATTGACTTAGACAACATGGAAGCGCAATTCGGCTTTGGAGCGGCGGCATGAAGACTTGCACGGCTCACGACTTCTCGACGCTTTCGCAGCGAACGGTTGACGAAAAGACCGGCTTTGTCACTGCACCGGGAACGATTGCAGTCGGCGGTAACATTCAGACGTACCTGGCTTCCGAGCTTGACCTTCCCGGAGTTCCTCCGAACACGAAGATCAATCTCTATCGCCCGGTCGATGAAGTAGCCAAGGCGGTACCGAGTTACGAGGGCGCGAGCCTCACGTATCCGCACCCCAAGGGCAAGTTACTCACGGCTGCCAACTGGCTTGAAAACGCGTGCGGCGATACCAGCGGCGTCCACATGGTGGGCGATCAAATGCAAGCCACGCTCACCTTCAAGGCGAAGCGGGCGATCGATGCGTTGATGGCTGGATGTGACGGGCTGTCCACCGGCTACACGTTCGATTTCGACGATTCAATCAAGGAAACCCCCGACGGAAAGCCCGTCGATGGGTACATGAGAAATATTCGGGCAAATCACACAGCTCTAGTACCGCGAGGACGCGGCGGCGCCGACTGTGTCGTTGCCGATTCAGAAACACGAAAGGACAAGCACATGGCAACACGCACCGTAAGGATTGGCAAAAGCAAGACGCCGCTGGAGTTTGAGGAACCGGCAGCGTCGATGGTTGAGACCCTCGCCGCAGACCACGCGCAACTGGTGGTTGACCTTGAGAAGGTGACTAACGACCTGGCAACCGCTCTGGAAAGCGGCAAGTTGGCAATCGCTACCAAGGACGCCGAAATTGTCGAGCTGAAGAGCGCCCAGAAGGCGGCCATTGACGCCGAGAAGGTCGCTCTTGACCACGCTGGCATCATCGTTGAGGCCGGAATCTTGGCTCCCGACGTGAAGCCCGCGGGAAAGCCGTCGTCCACTCTGCGACGTGAAGCGCTCGCGGTTGCCTGCAAGGGCGACGCCGCAATCAGGCTCGCAGTCGACGCCGCTCTCTGTGGCGAAGCCCTGGACAAGGCCGGCGACGATCGGCTCGGCTCCGCTTTCTCGGTTGCACTGGCCGTGAAACGCCAGAAGAAGGTTGAACCCGTCAATGCGAGCGCGACAGATAGTGATTTCACGCGCGCGCTGCTCACCGCGGGCGACGACAAGACCGCCAATGACGCTGACGTGTCCAAGGGCGACGGCTCCGACCTCCACGGGTACGAGAAATATCGCTTCAACCTCTGCCATCCCAAGCGGGCGCAAGCCTAGTCAACCCGGAATCACAACGAACCTCTGAAAAGGAAATAACCATGAGTAATTCGACAATGCTCGCTACCGCAGGAGGCCCGCTGCTGGCGCTGGGCTACCCTGGCCAAATTGCCAACGAAGAGGAATGCTCCATCATGACTCGTATCAACGAGTCGGTAACGGGAGGCACCAGCACCTCTACCCCTGGAATGCTCGACTTTGGAATCGCGATTGCCCGCGGATCCAACGCCGGCATGTGCAAGCGCATCGCAGCTCAAGCCGATCTCCCGATTGGCATCACGGTTCGCGACGCTTCTCTGCGCCCTGACGGACTCAACAACGTCGGCTACGCGCCGACTGATGCCGTCGGCATCATGTACCTCGGAGACATCTACGTCACCGCGTACGAAACCGTCACCGACGGCGACGCTGTTCTCGCGATCGTCTCGCAGGGCGGAAAGCTCGGCGGCATCACGACCGGAGCGGCCAGTGCTGACCGTCTCGTAATCCCTGGCGCCGCGTGGATCGCCAATCTCGGTCAGACCACCATCGCGGCCGGCACCATCGGAAGGGTGCGACTGACCGGAACCAGCAACCCGCGCACCACCTCGTAATAACGGGCGCACAGGAAATAGGAGAAAGAAAAAAACATGCTACGCAAAGTAAAAGTCATCGATTGCGAATCCTGCGCACCCACGACCGCCATGGTCGACGAGGCCCGCATGGGTCTCTTGCACGAGGGCGTCGCCAAACTCATGCACAACACCGGGCACCAAGAAGTCGTCGACTCTCCCGAGACGATGGCCTTCGTGGTGAGCCAGCTCGCCTACACTGAGGCGACTGTCTACGAGAAAGAGTACACGGAGATGCAGTTCCGTTCGCTCGTTCCCGTGACATCCGAAGCGGGACCCGAAGCGGCCAGCGTTCGTTACCAGGTCTATGACAAGGTCGGCCAGGGCAAGCGGGTCTCCCCGAGCTCGAAGGATGTTCCCACGGCTGACGTGTCGGCGGGCCAGGTCGAGATTCAAGTTGTCACCGGTGGCGCCGGCTACCGCTACAACCAGCAAGAGCTGATCGAATCGGCGAAGTTTCTTCGTCCTATCCCGATCGCTCGCATGCAAACGGCCGTCGAGATGGCAGAACGCCATCTTAATGACGTCGCGATGAACGGCGAAGTTGCTGGCGTCGCGGGTGGCGCGAGCTACCTCGGCATGACCAACCAGACGACTGGAACGGCCGCTGGGCAAATCACGCTTATCAATCAGTCAACGTCGGGATACACAGGCGCATGGGCGACTCAGGCCGCAGCGGGGAATTTTCAGAAAATTCTCGCCGACTTCAACCTGTGCTTGCTCAGGGCATGGGCGAACAGCCAGTACGTCGTGCTTCCGAATACCGTTGCGATGGATCCCGCCACCTACTCGGTGTTGGCGACCACCTACAACGCGCTCGGGACCAAGACTCTGCTCAGCCTGATCGAGGAAGGCAACATCCTCACCACGACCAAGAAGGAGCAGATCAGCATCGAGCCTGTCTACCAGTTCTCGAACAAGGGCTTCAGCCACTCGGACGGGACCACTGCGGCCAGCCGCATGCTGTTCTACCGGAACGAGGCGCGCCGGATGATCATGCACATCCCCATGCCCCTGCGGTTCTTGGCTCCCCAGCCTGAGGGCCTCGACATCTTCGTTCCGGGCACCTACCGCTACGCTGGCCTGAACGTCCGCTACCCGTACACCTGGCTCTACTGCGACGAAGCCTAAAGCCATCAACGGAAACACGATGACTCCTTCCGAGTTCCTAGCCGACCCTGACTTTGTCGCATTTGCGGCAGAGGATGAGACAACCATTGCCAAGTGGTTGGTCAAGGCTGAACCCTTCTTCGACGTTGATCGATGGGGGGCATGGTACTCGGAAGGTCTTGGCAATTGGATAGCGCACAGGATTGTCATGTCGAACATGCGCGCTATCCAACCCACCAACAGCATGGATGCGGGTGACACTGCGTCCAAGGATGTTGGTCCTGTTTCCAAGTCGTACGACTCCATGATGATCAACGCGCAGGCCAAGGACCCGTACATGCGTACCAGCTACGGGCAAGAGTTCTGCAGGCTGCGCCGGCTCGTAGGCATGGGAGGGTTTGCGGCATGAGCGGAGGCGATCTCCCAGGGCTGAAGGCGCTGATGCAGCGAATGAAGGATGCTAATCGCGCCGTGCTGGTTGGCGTGCCGGCTGGCGTCTCCGAAGCCGACGGTACGACCATGGCGACGGTGGCAGCCGTCCACGAGTTTGGCTCGCCAGAGCAGGGCATTCCCGAGCGCTCATTTCTCCGCGGGGGCATTCGTCGCGCGACGCCCAAGCTGAACGCGGTCAACATA